CAGCGGGTGGTTAGAAGTCGAAAATCTCGCCAGGCCCTTTGTCTGATCCTTGGTCATCGTGGTTTTTTGCTTACCGGTTTATCCGGAAACGTACCAAACGGAAAAATATAACTAAAACCGACAAGCGATCGCATGATATAAACAACATCTGCATCCAAAAAGTCGGTAAGTTTTCCGTCTTGATATCTTTCCCTACGCATGGTTGATCGGTTATCGTAGTCTTTTATTTTCATTTATCCTTCCTTAAAACTCCACCTTCTCGTCCTCGGCCTCCAATTCCTTCGCCACTTCCAACGCCGGTGCCAGCTTCTCCTTCATTGCCTCGGACGGCTCCCCCTCGGCCGGGGCATCAATGGTCTCAACCAATGTCTCGTCATCCTGCGTGTCCTCGTCCATCGGGAAGTCTTCGTCATCCTTGTCCTTGACGTCTTCCATAGCCTTATCCTCAACCTTCACACCAGTCGCCTCGTTCAGCGCCTCGATCATCGACTCCTTGCTCGCGCCGGTCAGGGCTATCAGCCGTTTCATCAATCCACTCAGACCGCCGGGGATGTGTTCCAACTCGCGCGCGGGATGGCTCGCAAACTGCGCCAGATATTCGCACAGCGCCGCCGGGTCCATCCGCTGGATCGTCTTGCTCTCGTTGTCGAATACACCCAGTTTGTTCAAGACTTCGATCGCTTTGAGCTTCTGCGGAGTGGATTCGCTGTCCTCAATTACTGTTTGGCATGTGTGGATTACGGACTTCAAATCCACTTCTTCCTTCACCGCCAACGGGCTCAGGAATACCACTCGTCCCTTGATCGCTTCGTTCTGCATCAGGCGCCACGCACTTCTCGACGCCTTCGTACGGTCGGTGATCCCGTATGTCGACATGTAGGCTTCGGTGCGCGAGTGGCCGCTCTTGATCTCCTGGGCGAATTTCTCCCATAGAGAATTCGGCAACGGGTTCTGTACGTTTATGGTCATGAGGTTCCTTATACCACTAAATCGGCCTTGTCGATGTTGTCGTCACTCCATAACGGCTGTAAATTCAAGAGGCTCCAACAAAACCTGAACGTCGGGTCATCCGGTCCGTCAATTATCAACCGGGACTGCGGGAATACATGGTCAATATGCCATCCGTTTATACCGTAGTTATCCCACGTCATTCCGGGTTGAAACAGGGACTCTAAGTGCTTCCTCAAGTCGCTAACGGTGTATCCAACCAGCGATTGCCACTTGCGCCCGGCTTTTTTGTGACGTAGCATTTGTTGGATACTGGTTGACATTCTTCTCGAAAGCTTTTGAACATCACTCATGTTTTTGCGGTATCCCGCCCTGCGTCTGTTGCGTTTTGACCTGTCCCTTTCTCGGAATAATAAGGCATACGCCTTTTGATACCCAGAAGCATAGGATTTCGACGGCTTCTTCGGTTTTTGAAGTCTCAATGATTGTGCCCAGGTCAACTGCGTCCTGATATTGCCTTTGCGTTGTTTGACAGAAGGTCCGCCACAATAAATATTCCAATACGGACGACCATAATCTCCGGCAAGAAATGCCAGCCTGAATACCTGAAGTTGTTTCTTTTTAATTGACCGATTTATTATTATTTTCCACTCGGTCGGATGTCTTTGATCCCATCTTTCCATAGTCACATATCTCCCAAACAATTAAAACATACTCAATCACAATAACAACGGCTTGTCAAGGCCTATTTTTCTAAAAAATCCCATTGGGATGATACATAGCAGATGCGCCGGAATAAAAAGGGTCCCCCTCCCCCCTTATCTACGTCGCATAATAATAGTTATGTCCACTAACTGCGAGTACTGATATCATTACCTCATATTGAGGCTGTTGTTGTAAGTCGTTGATAGTCATCACTTATTGGGCTGACATATGTGACCATCCCCCTCCATCCCTAAAACGCTCGAGGATTGGTTTGGATTTGCGACCCCTTATCAGGGTATTAGTTGACCATTACGACGAGCCACAGGCCATCCTGCGCACGATACAGCCATATGTCAGCGTGATAATGACGGGCTAACAGCATTTTACCCTCTTTTCGGACCGGAGGCTTTTAGGGTTACTCACGGGTAATTTTATCGAAGACCGTGATGATCACAACATCGGGTTAATCACGATCTATTCTTTTACCCTAATCGGGTAAAAGGAAAAGAAGACCGTGACTAACCCAATTTCGATGTCCGGAATCCGATCATAACGATTAGATACGCACGGCCGTGACGATCCCGAAAAGAGAGAGCAAAAAAGAGCGTAAAAAAATAGTCAAAAAAAGGGCTTGACATATTAACGGGTAATATGATAGAGTCTTGCGCAAATGACAGGATAATAACCGCAACAGAAAGGATCCACAATGGACACAACAGAAACAAGAAGCGCTTACCAGGCCGGCAAGGACAAGCCCTGCTCGCGCTGTGGCGGGACGTTCCCGGGCTATGTAATGGAATACCATCACACCAAGGACCGCATAGGGAATAAAAAGCCTCTGCGTTATATGACACAATACTGCCGAAGCACGACCGAAGAAGAAATTCCCAAGTGCGACGTGGTATGTGCAAATTGCCATCGGATAATCCATTGGACGGCCCGGCAAGAGACTGGGAGCGAGGCCCGGGAAAACGCCCAGGCCGCGGCTTGGTATGCGGGAAGCAAAGAGCGTACAGAGATTAGAAAACAGCGTATTGCGAAGATGAAGGAGCATTACAAAGCACTGAGAGTAGAGAAGCAGAAACAAGAGGCCGTTGACCTGCTCGCCCTTGTTCCCGAAGATAAGACAATCCCTAAAAACGAGCTCTTGAACCTGGCCCAGGGCGCCGGCCTGGGACTCAACAAGGCCCGAGGCTGCATCAAAAGGATGGTATCAGCCGGGCAGATATATGCTCACAATATCCCGCAACCAGGAACGAGAGCCCGGGTTGAACTCGCCCGATTCGCTCAATTCTAAGAATCACTTTATCAAAATAGACAAGGATTCTACGTCGCATAATTCCATAAGTGGTCCACTATAATAAACATAGTCAACCCCGCATTGACAAAACAAGGGTATGCCATAGACTTGGCATGATAAAAGCTCTATATAGGATATATGAACAGAGAACCACAAACCAACAAGGGGGACGCGATGAAACAAATCAGTTATGCAACACTATGGGATGGCTACAAAACCGAAAAAGAAGCCATGCAAGAGCGAAACAAGGCCGTAAAAGAATATCGGGCGCAGGGCGTCAAATGCTCATGCTTTACGCTCCCGAACCAGCTCAAGAAGTATGACGGAATCGGACAGCCAAACGGTGGAGTTTGCAACGTCTATATGGCTAACGTGTATAACTAACAACCACTAACCGCGCGCAGGCGCAAGGAGGGAAGCGAACCATGACGACAGAAACGACAACGGCAACAGCAGAAAAAGTTATGAAACAAGGGAAATTATATCTGGGCAAATGTGACGGATACAATCGCGGGCGCAAAGTTTGCAAGGCTTTTATCACATGGGAGCTTGAATTGAAGGATAAAGGCCCATGCTTTTCGGCGCAAGCTGAGGTGTGGAACAGCCGCGAAACGGATATATTGCAAGGCGGGCAATGTGTTGATACTGTTGCCGCCATGTTTAAGGGAAACAAAAAGGCGCAACGGATTGCGGCTATTTGGGCAAAGTATCACTTAAACGACATGAAGGCCGGACTGCCCGAACAGGAAAAACAAGTGGCATTATGGAAAGCGCAATATCCCGATATGCGTTATGATTATACCAAGGCTTGCGCCATGTTAATATCGTGCGGCAAGTACGAAATGATACCAGGGCCAAACGATAAGGCAACGGGCAGCTTCCCTGAAGAAGTGACAACGGGCAAACGTGGTTATCGTTATGGGGAACGGTGGGTTTATTCTGCCATTCCGCAAGACGTGATTGACGAGATTACGAGCTGGTAACTAACACAACCGCAACAACAAGGAGAAAAACGACATGAACAGGTATGAGGAAAACAGCATTTACGAAACACTAAAAGCCGCCAACGTGGAATTAGACCACCACGAAAGCGACTTATACGCCAAACGAACAATGGCAAGCGACAGCATCATTGCGGGATATAAGTATAAATCAAACGTGACTACTTTCAAAAGCCAGATTGACGGGCTGATATGGTTTGATATTCCATTCGCCTATAGTCCGTATTGGGAAGCGAAACAAGCGACAGCATAAACAACCGCCGGACACCCGGCACAAGGAGGGAAACGAAATGCAGGTAGAAATTAAAGACGGCAATCTGGTAATCACGATCCCAATGCAAAAACCGGCGCCCAGCGCCAGCGGTAAGACACTGGTTGTGGCCAGCAGCCGCGGCAACCAGGCAACCGCAGCCCTGGTAGACGGCAAGCCGATTATTGTCGGCCTGAACGCCTACATTCAAAACGCATGAACGCCGAAACCCGGCCCTGTCCGGGTCTGACGGTCAAGCCGTCACCGATGAGGCGCAACCAAAACCAAAGGGAGGGCAAACGAAATGACAACCAAAACGACAGGACACACGCCGGGAGCCATGAGAGCCGTTAAACGGCTTACCGTAAATCAGGCCGCAACCTACGGGGAAATGGCCAAAATCATTGACGAGGAAACGCACGCGGGGGAACTGGTGACAGCATTAAAAGCCCTGTTTGAGCATTGTGCCATGGTACATAAATGCTGGGGAGACAGCGACAACACAAAAGAAGCCGACGCCGCGATTGAATCGGCCCGTGCCGCTCTAACCGCCGCGACCAAGGAATGACACCATGCACAAAATAACCCTGATCATCTGTGACGCGGTAGTGGCCTGGCTAATCGTTATGGGCTTAGCCTATGCCCTGCTGATGATACTTACTTGATTTACTGCCGGCGGCTGCTCCCGGACCTGGCCCGGTGGAGGCTGGACCAGAGCCCGCCGCGGCCGCCGGCACCGATTTGGTGCGAAAAGATAGGTAAACCGTGAGATGTAAGGTCCGAAATGGAGGAAATTATGGAAAAACCCGATAAAAACGTAGAGGATGCCCCAGAGAGGCCGCAATTATCCAGACACGCTATCATCCTCGCCCGGGACGAACGCGCGCTGGCGGTCCACCAGGACGCCGGGAATGAGCGGAAAACCAACCTATTTGACTTGAAGGAGTACCAGCAAGATGCGTTTCACTTTCCACAATGATATCCACGGGACCACGGCCCAGGCAACTGCCCGGGACTATCGGTTATCCCAACGCCAGGTCCGGCGCCTATGGACCGAGCTTTGCGGGGGATTGGATTGCTGCTGCGGATTTGGTGGGGTTCAGGGACCAAACAAGTATCGGTTACGCAAGCAATTATTTGTAGAAGGAGCAGAAATATGTCCACAATAAAAGACGATCCATTTTACCAGGAAGGCCAACAAGCCGCCCGAGAACACACGGAACTGAAGGATTGCCCATACCCTGAAGGGACAGACGGACAAAACGGCTGGATGATTGGATGGCGTAGTATTTGTCCGGAATGCCTTCAATGTCATGCCGCGGTACACCGTTGCCAAGGATCGGTGATGGGCAAGTTACCGAAGGATCCGGCCAAGCAAAGCAAGGCGGCTAACGCACGATGGACAAAATGGCGTCATGACCGGGCCTTGGCGTATCACAAGCGGCAGGAGCAAGAGCAATTCCCTACTGCGGCGCCGGTCCCGGCGATTGAACCGCCGGCCGAACCGGAGCCAAAAAAGACTTGGCGGTGGTGATTTTAGGGCGGCGCTTCAGGGGGTGTAAGGGCGGAAATCATACCTCCAATTCAGGCTCGGGCTGTTGCACCCGGGCCAGTTCTATCTTCTGCCTTGTCCCCGGGCGGTCAATCTTCCACAGGAACAGGCTCTTGTCCGCTACCAGTTCGTTAATAAATTTTCTCGCCTTGTTCATCCCTATCCCGACAATCTTTGCCTTGGCTATCAATTCATCTTTGGGTATTGGTTCTGTGGGTGGCACCAGGTCGATCAGATCCATGCTGGATTTTGGCGCATTGATGACAGCAACCTCGTCTGGGCTGGCATCTGCCCAGAAGATAATGCCATGCTCCCGGGAATGCTTGAAGTGCTTAAACATGGTCTTGACTTCATTGTCGTCTTCCCAATCCACGCGCCAGCCGCGCTTGGCGGCAATGAATCGGAATAAATCGTTGTTATCCTTGCAGGGGTCTACCACCATAATTGCCCGGGCCCAGTTCGTCAGGACCGCGGATCCGGCGCCGGCATACTGCCAATCAGTAGATTTCCACTTGGATGTATCCCTGGTATTGGTTTTCGGGGTGTGATGGTTGACGATACAAGCGCATTGGTATTCTTGCAAGAGCGGGTTCAGTCCGGTATGAACAAACAAAGACATGACTTCCGGGTCGCTGGTATCGCCGCCGATGTAAGATTGTAGCGGGTCCAGACGCAGGATATCGGGCCGGGTAAGGCGTAGCACGGATTCAACAAAGCGGATAAACCCCGCGCCAGTCTTTGATTTTTCGAGGATATAGAATGTGTTCTTCCGGACGGTTTCGCGCTGTTCAGCATCCAGGTCGAGCCCGGTCATGATCCCCGTGGCCATCTCCGTAAGGTCGCCGTCGTCATTCTCGGCCTGGATGGTGGTAATCCGTAGAGGACGCGCCGGCTGGATACCGAAAGCCGGTAGACCTTGAGACCAGAGGATATCCTGTTGAGCGCTGGCGCTCGACTTGCCGACACCCGACGGACCAACAAACAGCATCCCACCTTCCCGACACAAAAACCGATTGCCTAAGAGCGTACTTTCCGGGTCAATTTCCAGTTCGGTAAAATCAGTCAGCGATCTGACAACTATGGCAGTATCCGGCGGCTTGATTGCGTCTAAGCGTTT